GCCCTCGCCCGCCGTCCTGCTGTTAGATGAAATACATCTCGCCGTTGATTTCCAGGGCGATGGCCTCTTGTCCCATCTCCCGCTTCAGCTCCTCGCACAGCTCCACCACGCGCCCGACGTGCTCCTGGAGCGCCGCATCCGCAGCGTAGGCGAAAACTACCGTTGTAGCCTCGGCCACCAGCCCAGCCGCCGGAGACATCCAGTAGCCCAGCGCCGGGGTGGAAGTCGCGCCGCCGAAAAGCTCGGAGAGGAGCGCCGCCGTTTTCTTGACCTGTTCCGTATTGTCCGCCGCCTGGTCAATGCCGTTTGTGGCAGGCACGTAAACCGTGATCTTGCTGGAGAGCTTCAAGCAATTTTTCAGAACCGCGTTATTGATAGTCATTTTTGTGTTCCCCTTTACGTTTTTTTATTGGGGGCCGGCAAAACGGAACGCCGGCCCCGCTATCATTTACAGATTGATTTTCTTTGTTGCTAACCGTTCGGAAAAATTTCTTTTCAGGCAACCCGCAGGCTTTCCAGCGCCGCCCGCATTTTCACAATGCGCTTGTGTACGGCTACGTTAGAGATGCCCACGGCTTTTCCGATCTCGCGCTCTGTCTTGTGCGCGGCTACCATTTCGAGAATCTGCCGCCCGATCTCGTCCAGCCCAGCGCGGAAGCTGTCAAGGTCGGCCCGGATGATGGCGCTTGTTTCGGTGTTCACCGTAGCATCGCCGCAGCAGGTTTCAAGGAAGCTCGCCGCGTTGCCCTCGCCGTCATTGATTTCCCAGTCATACGCCGCGCCGTGTTTGCTGTCGGCGTAGTACACCGCCGCAATGGAAGCCCGCGCCGCATTGTAGACGACGGACACCAGGCGCATCGGGCGCTTGCCCTGAGCGGCCCGCCGTTCATTTGTTGCGGCCAGCTTGTCAAGGTCGGCCAGCTTGTCAAGAACCCGGATGCAGGTCTCGGACACGAACTCATCAAAATCATGGGTACGGAAGCAACCGAACGCGGGCACTTCAGAGAACTGCAGGTAATGGTCTTCGGTAGAATAGCCGATTTCATTCTTTGCCGCCTTGCGGATGCAAGCGGTCATCATTCGCATCTTGTCAGCGTCGGCCATGTTCGCCCACTCGCCCGCGATGGCGGCGGCGTTGGTCTCAGCGTTTGCGCCTTCAGCTTCAGCCCAGGCAATCTTCAGACATTCGCCCATCAGGACTTCAGACACCTTGCATCCCATCTCAGCCGCCGCCGCTTTGCGGATGGCCCACGCCCGCATCATGGTCTCGCTCATGTTGTAAATCTTTTTCATTGTTCATTCTCCTTTATGTTGATTTACTTTGTTGCTATCGGGAAGCGGTGGAGCCTGCCGCCCGGAGAGGATACCCCCGGCCAACGGCCCCAGCGCCCGCCCTCTTTAACTGTCTATATCTTATCATAAAAGATCCCATCCGTCAATCATTTACTTTGTTGCTATATCCAAAAAGTTAGAAAAACAGCCTATTTTACACCAAAACAGGCATATTTACAGCGTATAAAGCACAGAATACAAGACATTATTTTCGTCATTATGCTGCATTTCTTATTGAATCTTTGTGCATTTTGCCGATTAGCAAGCCGCTTGGCCTGAGATCGCCGCCCATGCCCAGCACCAGCCCCAGCACGGCCAGCAGGGGAGACGGACAACAGACACGGCACGAGAGCGGCCAGCCCTGCCCCATGCCGTAGGAGAGCACGACACGCCCAGCACCCCGGCCAGACGGACACGCTGCCCCCTATGCCGTCAACCTGCCCGCCCAGATCAAACAGACAGAGCCAGCCGGAAACCGTGAGGACATCCGAAGAAGGAAAGAGAAGAGCACGAAGGGAGAAAGGGCGAAAAGATGAGGACTTGCGCCCGCTTGCCTGCCGTTTTGCCGTCAAAGTCATATATAGACCGAACCCCGCCCCCAAACGGCCAGCCCAGCACCGCCCCAGGCCAGCAGGCACCCCAGCCCGCACCGGCTGAAGTTCCCAGTCTCCCGACGTACTCCCGCCCGTTTCTATCTCTGTCAATTCTGCTTTTGGAGAGTTTGCAGAACCCCGGCCTATTTTCGCCCGTCAGCAGACGAACAACGCCACCCCGCCCGCCTGCCTGGACGCCACCGGCACCGGGGGAGCCTTCACATTTTCGCGCCCGCCCCGTTTCTCACGAAACGGCTTAGTACCTCTACTCTATCACGTACACCCCATATCCCCATTTTTCACTCGGGAACAATCTCGACGATTCCCCAACAGTAAATGAATTAAACCCATACCTCCAAAATCACATTTTTAGCCTTACAACCTCGGTTTTTCTGTCAATGCTCTATAATTCACCCCGTTTACAGTCGTATTCTTCTCCGATAGCAACAAAGAAAACTAATATTTTAATTGACTTTAGACCCCAGATATGGTAGAATAAATTAAAGTAAGAGACAACAAATGACGGTCTTTTGCGACAAAGAAAATGAGGTGGACTATGGACACGCAACTTACCCTCTTTGATCAGCCTACGGCTCCTCAGATCAATACCGTACCGCCGACCAGCTGTAAAATCATTCAGTTCCCCGGTACCTCTGCTGTCGAGCCTCCCAAGAAGGTCAACTACCGCAAAGGAGAAGAGCAGACGGTTTTCCCGATCAAGTCTCGTGAGCAGCTTGACGCTATGGCCTCCTGGCTACGGGCCAATGCTGATCCCAAATACCTGCTGGCATTCATCCTGGGTATCAACCTCGGCCTCAGAGCCAACGAGCTTCTGGAACTGAAGTGTTCTGATATTTTCTTCCCTGACGGCAAGATCCGCTACATTGTCGGAGACTACACCGATACCACCGACAAAATCTCAGTCTTTCAGGAGAAGGTAGACAAGCGACGCGGACTCTATCTGAATGAATCATGTGTCCACGCCATTCAGTGGTACTACGGTAACGATGTCAGCCACTACTCTGATGAGTACATCTTCGCTTCCCGCGAAGGTGGTCACATTGAAGTGGACACCCTGCGCAAGAAGTTGAAGGATGCGGCTAAGGCTTGCGGGATCAAGCAGAATATCGGTACCCATACCCTGCGGAAGACTTTTGGCTACTTCCACTACCAGAGCAACCACGACATTGTGTTCCTCCAGCGTCTTTTCGGTCACTCCAGCGCTCTTATCACCATGCGTTATATCGGTATCGCTGACGAGGAAGAGAAGAAAGCCTACCACGATGTTTCAATCGACCTGTTAGGGGATATTTGATTTTCTCTGGTGTTCACGCTGCCAGCCGGCAGAAGACTCAAGATACTGGGGATGGATAGATGACTAAATCGAAAGTGTCTACCCCGCACCTACCTTTTGGGTTAGGCCGCTACCAACTCTCCGTATATCCGCGAGCGAAGCGAGCGGCCTAACTGCAAAAACTTCCCCTTTGCAAATTGGCTATTTTTGCAACTTTTTAGACTACTTTGAGCGTAGCGATATTACCCCTTCCCCTTCTAAGGGACGATTTTCAAATACCCCGTTTGTTGACGAGCGTTTGAGCATCGAAATTTAGAATTTATCACCTCAAAAGTGATAATTCGATTTTGGGGTTCTGAACTTTTGAACATTTTTGGAGGTTTTACTATGTTCCTGAAGAAGCACTCCCAGCCGGAATGGACGCCGGCTGACCGGCAAAGAGAACGGCTGTTGCTGGACTACTTTGCCGCCGAAACAAATCTGGAAGAGAAAGCTAAGGCAGCGATCGTGCGCAAGGGCGTCATTGACCTTTACCCAGACGGCCCTGACAAAGATCGCGCCATCAAGGACTTTGAGGCGGCGCAGCACTCTTTGCTCTGTGCGATTGGTACGGTGGATGGGCTGCGAAATGACATGAGGTCTTACATCGCGGCTCACGAGAAGGACTTCGAGGCTACGGCTCGATGGGCAGTCCCGAGTGTCAACATTTCCAGCCATACCATCATCGAAAAGGTCTACCGTGATTTCTTTGCGGCACGGTAATAAGGTACGGTCATGATCGAGATACAAAACACCGGTAGTCTCTTCTATCTTTCTCAAAACGAACATGAGGCTGTGGTCGTCACCACCAACGGCGTGATTCGTAAGAACGGAGATGCCGTACTCGGTAAAGGGCAGGCGCTGGAAGCGAAAAAGCTCGTTCCCGATTTGGAACATCAGTTAGGTGAGTACCTGCGGCGGTATGGAAACCGTGCATTCTATATGGGTGTCCATAGGGTGGGGGATCGCCTTACATCTCTGGTAACATTTCCTACCAAGCACCACTACCGCGACAATTCTGACCTGGATCTTATTATGAGATCTGCGGTACAGCTAAAAGAGATCGCCGCCAAGTTCCAGCTTTCCAAAATCTACCTTCCGCCTGTTGGCTGTGGGCTGGGCAAGCTGGACTATGAGAAGCAGGTGCGGCTTGTTCTCAATCAGGTATTGGATGACGACCGATTTGTGGTCGTCTTGGGATATAAGGGCCTCTGAGGAGGCACACCCGGACATATGCTCTGTATATATTGATACGAAATGATGGAGGTATAACATGGGAGTAAGTATCAGCGAGTTTAGAGGTGAGTATTATTTTCTGAGTAACTTCTACTCGGCACCAGTTACCTACAACGGAATGTGTTTTGAGAATAACGAGGCGGCGTTTCAAGCGGCTAAATGCCCAGAACGTATGACTGAGTTTTGCCGTCTGAATCCGTCAGAGGCAAAGAGGCTTGGGCGTAGGGTTAAGCTCCGTGGTGACTGGGAAGCGGTCAAAGATACCGTTATGTATGAGATTTGCAAGGCAAAGTTCTCACAGAATCCTGATTTGGCAGACAAGCTTGTTGCGACCAAGGATGCCGAACTCATTGAAGGCAATACTTGGGGCGACCGTATCTGGGGCGTCTGTGACGGCGTTGGAGAAAATCGTCTTGGTAAAATCCTTATGCGGGTCAGAGCAGAAATGTGATGTGAACTATGAAGAAGGCTAACACTTATAAAGGAAAACTCGGCTGGCAGTCTGAGTTTAGCCACAGATATGCTTGCTGGGCGAACAACCACAATGGGTGGGCAAAAGCCAAAAAGTCCAATAAGCGGTTGGCTAAGCGCAGATTGAAGGATGAGCTACGGAAAGAACTTGTTTATAGCGCATCGGATAAACAAGTTGGAGAATGAGCGGAAGGAGAATTTATGAATGGAAAAGAGACGTAGGCTGACGCCGGTAGAGCGCCGCGCCGTTTATGACAAGATGGGTGGGCGGTGTGCATACTGCGGCGAGCAGCTGAACTATGAGGATATGCAAGTCGATCACGTTGTTGCGCTGAGGAGTAAGGGCGAAGACGATCTGGCAAATATGCTGCCGGCCTGTCGGAGCTGTAATCACTACAAGCGCGGCAACTCATTGGAGGGCTGGCGGCGGATATTGGAAGCAATGCCGGCCACATTGGAGCGTGACTGCTATACTTACCGTCAGGCTGTACGGTTTGGTATGGTTAAGCCAACGCCAAAGAAAATTACATTCTACTTTGAAAGGCGGTGCATCTGAATGACCGACATTGAAGTTTTGGAACGGAAAAAACAGTGCGTACAGAGGAAGACGGCAATCAACTGCTCTGACTGCGCCCACTGTGATTTGCTCATGGACGATGCCGTTATTTTAGCAGTGTATGATAAGGCGATCTCCGCCCTCCGCGCCAAAAGAGTGCAAAAAGTAAATGATCTGTACGACGAAGACGGCAAAGAGATTTACGAAGAAAACAGGGAAAGTAGCACCATGTTTACTTTGGATGAAGCAATTCAACATTGCTATGAGACAGCGGAAAGACTGAGAAAAAGCAACCCTTGTGATACCTGCGCTGCCAAGCATGAACAGCTCGCCCACTGGTTGGAGGAGCTTAAAAAGCTCAGAGTGGAATGCGACGGGCTGCGCTCGAACTGGTATAAGTGTGCGGAGAAAGTGAAAACGCTGCGGGCAGAGCGCGACGCCGCCGTGTCTGATCTTCGTAAGCTCGTTCCCGCCTGGAAGTGGGACGGCGAGAAGGAACAAAGCTCCCACAAAGAAGCGCCCGAATGCGGTTGTGTGGAGTTTGGATAAGGCGGTGGATATATGAAGCATTATGATTTTTTCGGTCGGGAGCTTATGGTCGGCGACCGTGTGGCCTACATTGACTCCAAGTACCAAGAGCTTCGGAACGGTGAGATATTAAAACTCAATGAAAAGCAGGCAACTATTCGCAATCTGGACGACGACGGCCTATTCGGAGATAAGATGGGATATGGCCGGACGTGCAGAGGCTATGGCTGCATAGTGAAGAAAGTTTGACCTTCAAATAGCAGCAAAGTAAATCAATCAGAAAGGAGCACGTGCAGTGGACGATCTTAAAGAGTTGACGCGCAGACTGAACGAGTCTGAAGCGACGATCCTACGTATGAACCAGGAGCTTGATACCCTGTTTAAGGAGGTACAGACATATAGAAACGCGGCGAGGCTCTATGGAATTGACCCGGCGACAATGCTGACACTGGCTAAGAGTCAAGTCAAAACCTGCGCCGATAATATCCGCCTCATTGAGACAATGCAGGAGGTATTTGAGCTGTTTCAGTATGTGCCGGAGGATCTGACGGAGCAAGAGGTTGTATCAGCAATCACCCAATACGATGGCGACGGCTCCAAGCCGTATTGCGATCTGGTGTACTGCGGACTGAGCATAATCTGCAAATATTTGAAGAAAAGGAGCGAGTATGATGAGTGGCGAAAAGGTAATTTGCCGGAGGGTTTCTGATGGCGTACTCATTAACATTCCCCATACGTTTGATTTGAAGCAGATTGCAGATTCCGGCCAGTGTTTCCGGCTGACCGCACTGCAGGATGGGGGATATGTGGCAATTACCGGTATGAAGCTGGTGAAAATCACACCGGATACCAATGGCGGGTACGTTTTCCACTGCCCCTATGATGAGTTCCGGGATGTATGGATGCCCTATTTTGACCTGTCTGCCGACTATGAAGCATATCAGCAGAAGATGGCCGGAGACCCGTTTTTGCGGGAGGCGATCGCGGCAGGTGGCGGTATCCGCATCCTGAGACAGGATTTGTGGGAGATGGTAGTGACCTTTATTATCTCCCAGCGTAACAACATCCCGCGCATTCGCAAAGCGGTAGATGTTCTCTGCCAGACATTCGGTACGCCGCTGGGGGAGATCGACGGTCAGCAGTTCTATTCCTTCCCGACGCCGGCGCAGCTGAGAGGTCAGGATCTGTCACCGGCATCGCTGGGCTATCGTGAAAGCTATGTGAAAGAGATGGCCGAGTATGACGAAGATTTCTGGGTGCAGCTCCAGAAGCAGGATGACGATACGGCCCGGAAGACGCTGATTGCTCTGCGGGGCATTGGCGAGAAGGTTGCGAACTGTGTGATGCTGTTTGGGCTTCACCGTATGGATAGCTACCCAAGGGATGTGTGGATCAACCGCATGATTGATGATGTCTACCATGGCAATTTCGATCCTTCTCAGTACGCCGGATTTGCCGGCTATGTTCAGCAGCTCCAATTCTTCTATTACCGCAAGACGGCGAAGGAGGAAAGCGTGTGATCGTTAAGGTATGTGACACGATTATGGGAGCAGGTAAAACCGAGTCCGCGATCACTTTGATGAACCAAGACAAGGAAAGCCGCTACGTATTTATCACGCCATATCTGGACGAAGTAGAACGAATCAAACGGAGCTGCTGTGGGCGGAAATTCAAAGATCCGCAAAGCAAAGGCAAGGGTAAGTTGGAAAACCTGCATTACCTTTTGTCTATGGGGGATAACATCGCCAGCACTCATGCGCTGTTTGAGTCGTATAACGATGAAACGATTTCGCTGATCCAAGACGGCGGCTATAAGCTCATTTTGGATGAGGTTTTCCAAGCTGTTCAGACAATCCCGATTTCTCCAAAGGATTTGCAAATGCTCAAGCGGGAGATGATCGAGGTTGACTCTGAGTACCGTGTGCGGTGGGTAAATGATGACTACGAGGGCAGATTTGAAGACTTGCGGGATATGTGCATGACTGGCAACGTCATTTTGTATAATGACTGCCTCTTGCTATGGAAATTCCCGATTGAGGTATTTCAGTCCTTCGATGAGGTGATCATTCTCACCTATATGTTCGATGCTCAGGTGCAGAAATATTACTTCGACATTCATAATATCGAAGTCCAGCGGATCGGAACAGTTTGTGAGAACGGGGTATATCATTTCAGCGATACACCTCACATACCGGTTTACGTAGCAGAACTCCCAAAGAAAATTCATATCATCGAGGATGAGAAACTGAATAAGATCGGCGAAATGAGGTCGAGCCTATCTGTTTCTTGGTATAAGAAAGCGCGTGACACCAAAGGACAGCCGCTTATCAAACAGCTGAGAAACAATTTGACGAACTTGTTCAAGAATATGCTCAATTCTTCATCAGACCGTAACTTGTGGACGGTTTTTAAGGATTACCAAGCCCTCCTGAAAGGCAAAGGATATACCAAGGGCTTCCTTTCCTGCAATGTCCGGGCTACTAACGCATATCGGAACAGGGACTGCTTGGCCTATTGCGTCAACGTGTACTACAACCCTTTGCTGAAAAACTACTTTCAGGAGCAAGGAGTTGAGGTGCGCGAGGATGATTATGCGTTGAGTGAGATGATCCAGTGGGTATGGCGGTCAGCCATTCGTGATGGCAAAGAAATCTGGATCTACATTCCAAGCAGGCGGATGAGAGAACTGTTTCGGAATTGGTTAAACGGCATCTCTCATGGAAACACGACAGACTAATGCGGCGTCAACGATTCATTTGATCATATAGGGAACTTGAAATTTAAGAGAGCTGACGCGGCGGTGTGTAGCGGAAGGAGGCTTACAATGAACACCGCACGAAAAAATTGTATTTGGTATGACCAATGTGGCTCGGAGTGCCAGGGGAAGTGTGATGACTATTCTCCGGCTGACGACGCAGGGGAAAACGAAGTGTTGTTCTATCAGGGCGTTTTGAAAGAGAACGCTCAGGAGTACGAAAAGGTAATTCAGGAATATTCAGACAGGGGGTAATGTGTTTGAACCGTGAAAATCGCAGAGCTTTGAAAAAGAAGCTCAGGGACAAAGGCTCACGCACACTGGCTGCGGATGTCCTGGAAAGCCTCGGAAACGAGATTGACAAAAAGATTCGTGATGGGGATTTGGTCACTTTGAATGTGGATCAAATCATAGCTCGGAAGGATTATCCGCGTATGCAGGGAGAGTACCGTCAATTCGTGGAGTCCAGCCGTGACAAGGTATTTGTTGCGCATCCGCATCGTGAACGACCCGATGGGTTCTCTGCTCTGATCGAGCTGGAGGGCGTAGAGACCTGGTTGTTTTGGTATGGGGATCTGATTCAAGTCGAAAATATTCAAACTGAGGAAGGTGAATAGACCATGGGTAATTCGGTCTATATCGTGTCTGTGGATGCCAAGGATTTGTTTTTGGCGAACTATTCAAGCCCGAACAGTAAGGAATATTCTGTGAAGCTGGCTGGATCAGACCACAACGACCAGTTCAATACAAGACGTTTTGTCAACACTTTGGATTATACTATGTTATTTACCATGATATTGAAGAACTGAAACAGATAGCAAGAGATATTGTTAAAAAGTTTGAGTCTTTCGGTATTAGGGTGAATAAGAAAAAGTGCAAAATCATTCCGCTTACAAAGCCGTTTAGGTTTTGTAAGGCTCGTTTCACATTGACGGAAACCGGAGCAATCAAGATCAATGGTAGCCGTGATGGTGTGAAGCGTGCAAGGCGTAAGTTGAAAATGTTCCATAGGGAATATCTTGCTGGCAGGAAAACACTTTTCGAGATAGATCAATATATGGAATGCCAGACTGCATACTACAGGCATTTTGACGATCACGGCAGGTTGTTACGGTTGAGGCGGCTGCACTATGCCATGTTTAATCGGTATAGAGAGCAAGAACAACTAAAGAAGTCCGCGTAAAAAATAACTAACAGATTACACTCGAAGCAAGTCTTCGGGTGTTTTCTTATTTGGAGGTATATCACGGTGAACCACAATAGCTATATCACAGTAAAAAGAGCAAAGTTCAAGACTATTAGCGGCGAAGTAAATATCCCATACGGCACGAAGCTGGAAGTGGGTGGAAATGTTTTGCTGCACAACGGGAAACCGGTATGTGCCGTGTTCAGTGATTGCGCATATGAGTTCTTTGCGCAAAACGACGATGGACAAGGGCTTCTGCGTGGAAAACTCATTCAAACCATCAAGTCTACACTTGCAAAGCATGATAAGGCACATCAGGACAGATGGGATAAGATTTGGGATGATCCTCGCTGCCAGCAGTACAAGTGCAGTGATCGTGATGATTTCTGGCTTTGGAACCACGATTTCTATAATGCTGAAATCGAAGATCTGAAACATATCGCCAAGTTGATTGGTGCAAAGGAGGTCAAGTAATGTATCGGATTATCAAAATTGACGGGACGGAATTGGGTATTACCGATTCTGTCAACTACATTCGTTATGGTGATGGCGGATGTTTTACTACAGCAACTCGTAAAGATGCTATCGGTGTGGCATTCAAGAGCGTGGCCTATAACCTGGTTGGGCATGAAGATATTGAGGGTGCCGATACTGTCGTTGTCTCAGAGATCGACGGTGGGCAAGAACTCAAAAGCCATCAGACTATGGGGGTGATCTTCTCCCACACGTCGTAGATCTTGGCGTACTTGTAGCTGACGCCGTCGCTGTGCTGCTTCTTGACGATCTCCGGGCAGGCTTTCCGCATTTCGACGAGCTTCTGCCGGAGCGTCAGGCAGGCGGCTTCAGGAGGGGCCGCAGCAGCGGCCGCCTCGGTTTTCTTGGTTTCTGCCATGTCGGTGCCTCCTTACACGTCGACCGTGAAGATGCCCGGGGTCTCGTAGACGGTGACGCCCTCCACGATCTCGCCGGTCTCGGTCAGGGTTGCGATGTCGCCGGTGTAGCTGAGCAGCTTCTTCAGATCAGCCCAGCGGGTTGACTCCTCGACCTTTACGAGCTCGCCGTAGCCGTTGGCCTTGAGCCACGGCACCAGCTTGGTCTCGTCGAGCTTGGTCTTGGTGGTGCCCTTCTTGAAGGTCAGCGTGCCGGAGAGGAGGCGGTACTTCTCCGTCGTTTTGGTCTCCTTGTGGGGGACGGTGGCGAAGAAGTCAGCCAGACAGCTCGTGAGGTACGAGGTGCCGTTCTCCATGCGCTTGCGGGCGGCGGCGACTTTCTCGTTGATGGCCGCGATCTGCTCGTCTGCCAGAGCCTTCAGACGGTCGTACTCGCTGCGCTCGTCGGCGATCTTGCGGATGGCCCAGTCGGCACAGCGGTCGTCGGTGATGTGGAACGGGGCGCGCTCGCCCTCTGCAACGGTGCCGAGGTCGACCTGCTCCAGCTCGTCCAGCGTGGCAGCAGGCAGCAGCTCGGGCTCCTGTGTGGTGGTGGCCTCTGCGTCTGCCTGCTCGGCAGCGAGGGCCGCGGTGGTCTTATCGCTCATTGTTGTGCTCCTTTCTTTCGGTGACGTTGAAGGTGAGCATCACGCCGCAGGTGACAGGGGTGACGCTCTCGAGCTCGAGGTCGCGGCCGCTGCGGAGGTGCAGGGTCTCGCCCGGCTTCATTTCGGTGAGGTGTTTCATCTGGTACTCCTTTCTGCAAAGAAACGGTGCCCGCCTTCCTCGATGACGAAGATCTGGCTCTCGTGGAAGTCGCTGGTCACGAGGGCGGGGTTGTAGAAGTAGAGGATCGGCTCGTCCACGACGGTCTCGCCTCGGTCGAACACGGCCGCGACGGCGTCCTTGACGCGCTGCGTGGGATCCGGCCGGCTCTTGGTGTAGCTGTAAAGGACGACGGCCTCAGAGGGGTCGACGCCGCGCTTCTCGGCTGCGTTGAGGATGCACTGAGCGACGAGCATCTGGCCCTCAAAGGACTCCCCGCCGGCTTCGGCCATGACCACGCGCTCGACGACGTCGCGCTCGGCGTCGGTCAGAGGGTAGCGCACGGCGGGCTCGGTCGGCTCCACGGTCTCAGCGGCCGGGGCGGTGGTGTCCGGGATGTATGTGCCGACAGTGGTGGTCGGCGGCAGGATGTTGGTCTCCTGCTTGCTGCCGGCCGGGGTGGTGAAGATTGCCACAGAGATGCCGCCCAGCAGAAGGACGGCAGCGGCCAGCGTGGCAGCTCTCAGGGCTTTCCTCTTGGCACGGCGGCGCCGGCGTGTTATACTTGCGGTGCGGGATCCGTATGCTGGCAGGCTGCTGGATCTTCTCGCATGGGTCGCCCGGTCGCAACGGGCGGCCCTTTCTTTTGTGGTTTCCATTGGTTTCTCCTTTCACTGAGCCCGTGCGACGGCCAGATCGCAGAGGGCGTGAGTGAGGTCGCTGAACTCGGTCTCTCGGACGGTGTCAGCGGTCAGCAGCACGAGGTAGTCGTTGTCGTAGTAGTCGATCTCGGGGTGCCGCTGCCGGTTTACTTCGTTTTTGTGGCGGGCGTAGGGCTCGGCACGGTTCCAGACGTCGTCAGGGATCCAGCGGTCGAGGCGATCCTCGACGCGCTCGCGCAGCTCCTCGCTCGTGATCGTGATCTCCGGGCTCATGCTGTCACCTCCGCGCCACGCGGGCCGGGAGCGTCTGCTCCGGGCGAGTCAGGCCCTTGCTGAAGCTCTGCGGCTCATATCTGACGCCCACGATCCGGCGGCCGCTGACGCCGTACTTGGGGTTGTAGCCGAACAGGTTGACGTAGCTGCCGAGATCCTCGCGCTCGTCGTCCATCGCCTTCAGCACCTCGAACAGGGCCAGCACGTCGTCGATGGCGCGGTGGCTGTTCTGTACCTTGCCGGTGAGGTCGTAGGCGATGATCGCGTTGGCGAGCTTGTGCGGGTAGGCCCTGCGGTCTTTGTAGACCGTCAGGCTGTCCAGCCAGTCGATCCGGCCGACCTTCTGGCCGCGGAGCAGGCCACGGAGAAAACAGGCGTCAAACTGTGCATTGTGGGCGATCATCAGCGTCGGGCCGTTCTGCATGAGCTTGGCGATCTGGCTGGCCGCCTTGGCAGGCTGCACGCCCTCGGTCTGGAGCCGCTCGTCGGTGATGCCGGTCAGGCTGACGATGTTCTCCGGGAGGGTCTCGCCATCGGGCAGCTTGATGAAGGTGTCCATCTTGCCGGCGATTCGCAGGCCGCTGGTGGCCGTGCGCTCCACGCGCAGGGCGGCGAGCTCGATGATCTGGTCGTTGTCGAAGTCGAGGCCGCTGGTCTCGGTATCAAACACGACGAGGGCCTTGTAGCGGTCGAACAGGGTGGAGAGGTTACTCATGCTTGGCCTCCTTCTCGCGGGTAGCTCTCAGGGTGCCGAGCATAAACGAGAGGGCCGTGGTCAGTTGATCCTCGGTGGCGAAGGTGCCGCCGAACTGCTCGGCCAGCGCCGCGATGATCTCGCCGGCGTGCTCCGGCGTGACGTCGTCGGTGGCTTCGTCGTCCTCGACGGAGATCAGGAGATCGGAGTCCAGATAACAAGCGGGGCGCAGGCCGAAGTCGCCGTAGTAGGCGCTGTCCCTGCTCAGAGCGCCATCGGCGAGGACGCCGCGGGCGAGTGACTCGTAGCCGTTAGACTTCGTGCTGAAGGCGGTGGAGAGCCACCACCAGTCGTCTGCGTTGGGGATGACGTCGCGGTTGCGCCGGTACTGGTCGACCGTCAGCAGGAAGATGGTGACGGTGCAGGTGCCGTAGTCCTTCAGGCCGTCGTCGGTGGTCAGGTCGAGCTCCGTGGTCAGGAAGGCGTTGGGGCCGTTCACGTCCTCGAGCAGGTTGTCGAGGTAGGCGCCGTTGAGGTATTCCTTGCTGCTGGCGACGGCGAAGTTGTTGCAGTTGCCCTCGTCAAAGGCTCGGGTCTCGATGATGTCCTTGCTCAGGCAGAGGGCGCGGCCGTCATCATTCTCCAGCAGGATCCAGCTCTGGCCGGCATAGTCGAAGGCCGTGCCGCGGGCGGCGTTCTTGAGTGCGATCTTTTTCATGGGGTTGCTCCTTTCGTTCTCTGCGGCCGAGCCTTCTGGCTGGCCTGAATGTTTGGCAGGGTCTCGCCGGCGCGGAGCCGGCTCTCACAGTGCGGGCAGATGTAGCCGGTGCGGGGGATCTTCTGGTAGATGCTGACGTTCCAGTCGAGCCCGCAGCCGACGCACTTGGCTGTCATGGGCCTCCACCTCCTTCCGCAGCCAGAGCCTCGAAAACATAGCGCCGGATGCGGTTGCGGTACTTCTTCCGGGTTCTGGCTTTCTTTGCGTGAGCTGCGAGGTGCAGCCACTTCGGCGGCACTCCGATGGCCTTGGCCGATACCTTCCAGAGCTTTTTGAGGGCAGAGAGCACGGCGTTGATGACCGGTTTCAGGGCCTCGGCCAGCTTGGCGGCGATTTCCCGCAGAGCGTCGGCCAGCTTCTCGAAGGCTTCGCGGGCCTGCTGCATCTTCTCACGATCGGCGAGCGTCATGCTGCCGTCGTAGACGTAGGGGCTCAGCTCGTTGTCGCCTCCGTCGGCCAGACGCTCACAGAACGGGAGGCCGGCAGCTTCGGCAGCCTTGTGGCCCTCCTCGAGGGCGTCCCGACCTTGCGTGACTTCGCAATAGTCCGCGAGGCGGTTGCGGCCGCCTTCGTAGTGCCAGCGGATCCCGGCGGCGATCTCGTCGATGGTCATGTCCTCACCGAAGTGGCCGCAGTAGTAGCCGTTGACGATGACGGCGTCCGGGTCGGCCTTCAGGATCCCGATGGCGTCGTTGAGGTCGTCGGTCTCCCACTCGCCGTTCCAGATGTCGCTCCAGATCGTCAGGGCGTTCCACGAGCGGCCGGTGCGATACACGATTGTCCAGCCGATGCCGTCGCGGATCTCCGCGGCGAAGTCCCGGGCGATGTCTCTCAGTGCTGCCATGCTGTTGCCTCCTCTCTGGTGATGTGCACGACGGTGACGAGGTCGTCGATCTCGTGCTTGGTGGTGTAGGTGTCCCGCTCGTCGAGCCCGATGTGCCGCAGCAGCGTCTCGGGCCCATCCAGCAGGAAGGCGGTGACGGCCACAGCGTTCAGCCGGTAGACCGTGACCTCCACAGTGCAGCGGGCGCCGTCCTCGTCCAGCGTGGACGGGAACGAGGCCCGGCAGATGGGGCTTGCCTCGTATCTGAAGGCGGTCGCGCGGTTCTCGCCGGCGATGATGCCCTTCACGAACTCCTCGAAGGCTTTGCGTGGGATTGAGCTGCGGTACTTGTCCAGTGTGACGTCGGCGAGCTGCCGGATGGCTTTGGTGTTCATGTTCCTCACCTCCTCAGCAGGCGTCGCCGTGCGGGCCGATGACCGTGATGCGCTTGATGTTCCCGTCTTTGTCCTCGTAGATTTCCTCGACGCTGTTGTCGGCCCAGTTGATCGTCTCCTTGAGCTGCCAGCACCGAGCGTCGTCCGCTGCTTTGGCGGCTTCGCGCGCTTCTTGCTGGAGCTCCTTCAGGCGCCCGAACTCACTTAGCGTCAGGCTTGCGAAGGGTTCGCTCAGCGCGTAGTCGCTGATGTAAAAGTCGATGAAGCTATGGCTCCAGCCGGCGCTATGCCAGCCGCTCGTCGCTTTTTCGGCGAAGGCTATGAGCTCGGTGTCGTCCTCGATGGGGCCGCGCCGGCGGCTTTCATAGATGAACTCGTCGCGGGAAAAAACGGGTTTTCCGTTTACATAGCCGTACACGTTCGGATCGTGTGTCATGGTGGTCTCCTTTCATCTTGGCCCGGCCAGAGCCGGGGATCTTGGTGGTGTCGAGTCCCTGAAAAACAGAAACACGACCGCCGGATCGCTTCAGAGAGCAGCGCGGAGGGGGTGCGCAGCTCGTCCATTTTCAGCGTCGGGGTCGTGTGGTCGTTTTCATGTTGGGCTCTCCTTTCTTCGGCCCGGCGCTGCCGGGTGTTCTTGGCTACTGTGCGGCCGGTGCTCTTTTACCTCTGCGCTTGAAGCTCTCGCGCAGCCGCCTCTCGGCGAGCTCTGCGCTGTACCCTTCGCGCTGGTTGGCGTCCAGCGTGCCGGTCGCGCCTCGCTGGAGCTCCTTGTAGATCGTGGTGTGGTGGACGCTCAGGCGGGCCGCGATGTCGACCGGCCGATCTCCGAGCAGATGCCACGCCTCGATCTTCTTCCTGTCCTCGAAGGTCAGGTAGCGGTACTTTCCCGTCAGTCTCAC